GCTTTTTTAAAACGGGATCTTCGGTCTGATCAGTCATTGAGATATGCCTCAAGCAACAATGCAATAAAGCCGCCAACAACTACGCCAATAAATAAACCATCCCAGTCAATCATTTATTTTTGCCCTTCATTAAAATCTGAAACATAAAACCCACGGTCAAAATGATTATTATCGGCATTGCCATGATAAATATTGACGCCCGCCTAATCACGGTAAGTCCTGATGTCAGACCGCTGCCCTTTAGCTACGTCGCCCATAAACTCAAGCAAGGTGTCCAAGCATTCGACAAGCCTATGTGAGACAAAACCTTCGCCTCTTGGCCCTGGGTATTTTAAATTCCTTGCGCACTCAGCTATCCCAAATCCTTGCCCGCAAATTTGACTCAGAATTGCGTCTCCACGCTTTCCAATGCCAGGGTAGCTTGCAACTCGTTTGAGCCATTCAATGGCCTTCTGACGGCTTTCGGTCAGCGGTTCAGGTGTAGGCCCGCCGTCAACTCGGTCACGGCTGTAATCAATTGCAATCGACGCGCCTATGACTGCCCGTTCATAGTTAGCCCTGTATTTTTCGCCAGCATATTGCTGAGCGGAATTAATCACGTTTCTATGCGCCAGCATGTGCAAGGGGTGCTCACGTAAGTTTTTCATCACTCGAAGCGGTTTGTCTGGCTCATATGGATCAGGCACGTCTGCCGCGACCAAAACGCCCTGCAAATACGTTGCACTCGTAAGCTGTGGGGATTTTCTTTTGACCGCTGGCGCCATCATGCCCATTCCTTCTGCTGCTTACGTTTTTTCCAGTAATCTTCTGCGGAAAGTAAATTATCGGGGATGTTTCTCAGATCACGCTCTTTGGGCTTGGCGATGAATTGCGCCACGTTTTCGGCGGGCTGATCTTCCCATCGACGTTGATTCAGAAACGTCGCAGGGTTCAGCCACGGTCTATCCGGCGGCTTGTCTCGAATGTATCGCTGCAAGCCTTCCAAAATCGCTTCAAGCTCTCCGGCTACAGGTTTGAACGCTCGTTCTGCCGCTGGTCTGCCAACCTTGTTGGGCCATGCCTGCCAAAAAATCGAAAATTCCGGCCCGGCGCGTTTGGATGGGGGAGAGTTAGGGGTTATTTCTTTAGAGGGGGTATTAGGGGGAGACTTTTCTTTAGGGGAAAGAGAGGGGGAAACCTTTGCGTCACTAACCGTAACGTGTGACGCTTCGTTACGCTTTGTTACGGTTTCGTTACGGTTTCTTTCCCGATATCGTGCTTGACGCTTAGCAGCGGTCGAACGTGTGTCTGTTTGCTCTGAAGATGCTTCAATGGCTTCAGCCGCAATCAAGGCTTGCTCTACAGATAAGCCCTTCTCCAACATCGTTCTAATGGCTGCTACGAGGCTCATTTGCGGCTAATGTCCTCTTGCATTACAGAGCGAATATCTCCCGTCTTTGTCTTTTCTTGTTGCTTGATTTTTTTACGAATGACCACATTCGAAAACAGATCCCTGGCGTAAGCTAAGTCATCTGCCATCAAAGCGCATTCGGTAGCTGTAAATGAAAAATGTCCCCGCCGGAGGGCGAGGATTAAATTGTCTATCGCTTGTAAAGCGCGTCTATCTTTTGGCATTGTCCTGCTCAGCTTCTATCTTTAGTTTTTCTTCAAGACGCAAAACACGCTCAAGCAACTGATCGTTCTCATTCATCATTTCAGGAAAGCGCCGTAAAGCATGAACAATCGTGGAATGATCCCGATTGCCTAGCCCCTTGCCTATTACTGTCGTCGAAAGCAGCGTAAGTCTGCGAGCCAGATAAATCGCCGCAAATCGAGCCGTTACAATATCCGAAGGCTTTCTGTGAGAAAGAAGATCGTTAATGGTGAAATTAAATTCACGCGCTACGGCAGTCACAATGGTTTTTAATTTTGGCCTAAAAACTTTTTCAGCTTCATAATCGTCTTGAAGGGCGTCATCGAGAGCTTGTCTCAATTTTCTTAATTGCCATTTGCTCAAAGGTTCTTCTTTGATTTCGATAACTGGCTCAACGGTTTCTTCGATAACTGGCCGAACAAGATCAGTGTTTACAAAATTTAGTTTTTGCTCCATGCGCATGTTAGAGCGAGCAGATTTGTAAATCTCATATAATTGCTGCGCATTACTCAACATTGAACTGACTCCTTTGTTTTTATTCCCCATTCATTAAGAGCGTGTCTTGTTTCATCAACAGAATGAACGCAGGCCCACGGCACCATCGCTTGATAAATGCAGAAGTCTCCCCACTCGCTTTGAGCTTCACTCAGACGCCCTTTTTTGGATTTCACTTCGATAAAAAAAATCCTTCCATCACCAACAATTGCTAGGTCAGGAACGCCTGGCGTTAATCCAGCAACGGCATTGGCTGGTCTTCCATTCGGCAATCGCTGAGAGCCGTTAGGAACGGCAAAGCAACGGTAATTTTTGGGAAGAACAAGGCGCAAATACTTAACAATAGCGCTTTGTATTTGAGCCTCTTTCATTTATCGCTTAACCACAAGATATTCATTAATCCCGTTTCTACGTCTTTGAACGAGATCAACTTTTTTAGTCACTTGCATGTGCATGTGTGCGCGATGTGCTAATGCGTTCAATTCTCTGGCTTCATTTGTAGGAATATCATTTTCTTTTCTTGCCCTAGCATCACACAAAAGATTTCTGAGTTTGCTGACAATTTCGTAGCTATGATAAACAGCTACATCGCCACGGTGGGCGTCTATAAACCAGTCAACGTATTGGTTTTCAGTGTTGATTACTGTCTCGCGCATTGCTTACCTTTTATATTTTTTGGAGGCAGCATCTTTGCCTTCAGTAATTAAACGAAGGGCTTCTTCTTTGGCAGAGTCAGCAAGTTTTTCATTTACTCCACCAATTTCTTCGAAGCGTAGATTGATTAAATCCTGTAGGCTTGAAAGAAGGAGTTTTTCGTTAGGAAATTTAATGTTTCCTTCTATCGTCAACCCTTCGCCAGATAGACGTGCGACAAGCTGAATTTCAGCCGTAGTTTGTAAAATTTTGTAAGGGTTGCTCATTTAAACGCCCTTTAATTTGACTAAAAAAACCCCCGCACCAGAAGGCGCGAGGGCAAGTCTTGGGAGAAAACGCCGCGAGGTTCGGCGCTATTCAGCGAGGTAAAGAGAAGACCTTCGCAGAATTTCATGCTGCAATCCGTTTTGTTAATTGGATTGCGTGAGCTTCTTGATCTGCTGTGTAAATTTCATCCTGAGTGCAGCCAGACATATCAATATCTGCCGCTTCATAGGCTTCCATACGATCAGCAAGTGTGAAAATTGGCTTGCCTTCAAGTGCAAGCGTCATCAGGTATTCGAGCGACCAAGCCTCAAGCGATGTCATTTGGACACCTCTTCTTTCGCTCAAACCTCCAAAGGCTAATGTCTGCTGTTAAACCACGCGCCAACAATTCCTTTTGAACTAAAGGAAACGTGTGTGGTGGCAACCAATTGCGGGTTCGCCAATTACCAACGGCAGTTTGACCAATATTAAATAAATTCGCCGCAGCTTTAGATCCGCCTAGCGCGGTTATAACTTGAGCGACGGTGAGCAAGTGATTTGGCATGAAACTAAAATTATCCACTTATCGTGGATTCGTCAATAAGTTTTTTCCGTGGATTGCTATCCACAAGTTTTGGCGTTAAGAAAAAGTTAATGAACGCCCAAAGCCCGATTGCGATTGGCTCTCGCTTACGTTTATTGAGGAAAGCTAAGGGCTTAAAAACCCAATTACAGCTTGCTAAGCTAATTGGCGCTGACATAAGCCGTTATAACAATTGGGAAACCGGCTTTAGACCTGTGCCGGTTCCCTTTGCTATTAAAATATGCGGATTTACTGGCGCTACGCTCGACTACATATATCGTGGTGAGACGTCAGGGCTTCCATTGAGCCTAGCCACAGCGCTTGCGGCTGTAGAAGCTGAGCCAGAAGCTAGTCAAGATTTGTCTTTATAAAGCCAATCATCAATTAGCGCCTTTAAAAGGTCATGCGTTTGAAGCGCGGCATCTTTGTTATCGGGCAATAAAGCAGCCATATGCAGGGCAATGATCTTTAGATCACGCTCAGCATACGAGCCCCCCCCCACCGCAGGCGTAACTATTTGATTCTGCATGACTTTCTATCCTGTTGTGTTGAAGTTCTTTTATATAGCCCATGTAATATGTCCTCTAAAGTATATTTTGTATAGAGCTATTTTTGGATGTTCGCAATATGTTCTAATCTAAAATAATTCCACTTTTGTTGGAATTAATTATTGTTATATCCACATTTCGTGCTATTCTCTCCTAACCGATTTGGAGAATACATGCAATGTCGGATCTCATCTTAGACGCTTACAAACTTTGGACGGTCGATGAGGGCCTGCCAGATTTGTGGCCTGACACTCTCATTCAAACACATGTGCAAACCCTAACGACTAAGCAGCGTTACACAGCGCTGGCTTACGCAGTTCTTATGGGGCCAGATCCTAAAAATGACGCCTTGGTTCAATGATTGTCTTGAACATGCCGCGTTCTGTCGTCGCATGGCTCATTCAAGTCTGCGTCTAAGCAAACTGCTTAATGTTGATTTCCCAAGCAAAAAAAACGCCCGCGAATGGTTGCGGGACGGTATTCGCTCTATTCAGCAAGCTAAAAAAGAAAGGGATATTTATGAGCGCGCTCAACGATATAAAAGAACTATTTGCTAATCATGATGTTGCCCTTAATCGTGATGACGTTTGGCAGATACAAACGAGTTACGTTGTAAAACATAAAGCCTTGGAACGTCTTGCTGCCGCTTTAGAAATTGCTTTTGAACCTCCTACAATTATTCGATCAGAGCGTGATGAGGCGGTTATCTTAGTTACGGGCTGGCGTGGCGAATGGCGTGAATGGTCAATAGGCGAGGCCCTTGTAAACGCCAATTACCGCGTATCTGGCCGCATGGCTCCGTATGTTTGGGCTATGGCTGAGAAGCGCGCCAAAGACAGAGTAATTATTAAACTTGCTGGTCTTTATGGCGTTTATTCTGAAGATGAATTTGCCGACAAAACTGATCTTAAACCTGTTGTGGAGGCAGCATGAGCCTTACAAAACAGCAAAAAGATTTCCGCAAGCAAGGTCTTGGTGGATCAGACGCAAACATCATTATGTCTGGTGACGCAGAAAAGATTTTGCGTCTTTGGAAAGAAAAGCGCGGTGAAATTGAGCCGGAGGATCTGTCACGCGTTTTGCCAGTTCGCATGGGTTCTTTTACCGAGGCTTTTAACGTCATCTGGTTCGAGGAAGAAACAGGAAAGACTGTAACGCGTCAAGGCGATCAGCAGATAAGCGCTGAATTTCCATTCATGCTTTGCACATTAGACGGAGAGACAGATGCTTAATTGGGAGCCAGCTGAAACAGCACCAAAAAAAGGGCAATTATTAGTGCGCGTTGAGCGCAGATACTTGTCTGATGATGATGGTTCAATATGGGAGAAAGTATTTGGCCCAGTTATTTGGGACATTGAGACTGAGGCATTTACAGACATTGTAGGTGAGCCTGTCAATATAATGCTTGAAAACGGCATTCAAAAAATGACGCATTGGATGGAATGGCCTGCTGAATTAAATTTGCAGGAGAAAATCAATGTCTAGAGCAATATTTGAAGCAAAGCACGTTAGCGCCTTCCAGACTGAGGAAGCTATACTTGAGCGCTATTTTCCCCAGTTACAACACAACATGCGTGTTTGTGGCCATCAGAAAGCATTTTTGAGCGTATTTTTCGGTACTCAAAAGTGGAAGGTATTTGAGGTCGATGCTGACCTAATTTATCAGGATCAATTAATAGCCGCTGAGCGTCATTTTTGGGAATGCGTGAAGTCTGGTGATGAACCAATTGTTGTTCATATTCCGGCACCCATAGAAGCTGTGCGTAAGGTCGATATGACCGGCAACAATAGTTGGGCGGATGCTGCCAGTGATTGGCATCAAAATTATGCACCATCAAAAGCGTTTGAGGCTGCTGCTAAACGCATCAAAGAACTTGTTGAGCCAGATGTCCAAGAGGCTTTTGGCCACGGCATTAAAGCATCCAAGTCAAAAACAGGCGCAATAACAATTCGTAAGGAGAAATAACAATGGCTTATGAAAATAAAGATATGGAAGGCTCGTTATTTAAGAACAAAGATAAACAGCCTGGAGATAGCAGACCTAATGCAAAAGGCGTCGTGATGATTAAAGGCTTTATGTATCGCGTTAGCGCTTGGACAAATAAAACAAGAGACGGCGAGCCATATCAAAAGCTCAAATATGAACTTTTAGATGCAGAAAAACCTAATGCTCCTTCGCCAGACAAGCGCCCTGCTTATCAAGATTTAGACGACGAGATTCCTTGGAACTAAAATGCCTAACTGGTTATCAATAAACAACGACGAAGATAAGCATAAAATAAAAGGTTGGGTGGCTAAAGCACCGCCTGGAACTTTTATCTGCTTCAAAAAGCCATGCAGAACAGCCGACCAAAATCGTTTGTTGTGGGCGAGGCTTGGAGACATAGCGCGTCAAGTTGATTGGTATGGCGAAAAGCTAAGCGCAGAGGATTGGAAAGATGTTTTTACCGCTTCTCTGCGTAAGGCCAAAGTAGTCCCAGGTCTTGAAGGCGGCTTTGTAGTTTTAGGGCTTCGCACAAGCTCTATGAGCAAACAAGAAATGACAAACCTATTGGAGTTAATTGCAGCTTTTGGCGCTGAGAAAGACGTCAAATTTGAAACTGAACAACAAGAGGTCGCGTAATGAATATTTCTTCAAACCGCGCTTACGCACGAAATTCTGATCCTAACACAAGTCACATGGCTGCTGATGATATTCAGCCGCATGTAACTAACCTTCAACACATGGTTTTATCTGCCTTGCAAGATAATGGCGCCATGACGACAGAGCAAGTTGCTGAATATTTGGGTATTAATATTGTTTCTATATCTCCGAGGTTTAGGCCGATGGCTATTCGCGGAGTTATTTCTGACACAGGAGAACGGCGCCCAAATAAATCTGGCAGAAGTGCGATTGTTTGGAGAGCCGTTAATAATGGCGCGCAAGGAGTTTAGCAAAGCCATCAAGGTGGCTGTGATTAAAAGAGCCACCAAAGACAACAATATCTACTGTGAAGGTTGTGGTGCTTTAGCTAAGAAATGGGAAATAGATCATGTTAGGGCTGATGGACTACTCGGAGAGCCGACGCTTGAAAATGCGAAGCTGCTTTGCGTTCCTTGCCATGATGAAAAAACGAAAGTTGATGTTCAACAAATTGCGCAGGCGAAAAGGCGGGAAGCTAAGCATTTGGGCGTCAGGAAAAAACCTACCCTAAAGAGCAGAGGCTTCACAAAATACGAGAAGCCAATAAAAATAGATAAAAGCCAATTTAACTTGCCACGCAGAAATATGTTTAAGGACAGTTAAATGAAAGAGCGCGTCAAATCCAAAGAAGCCGCAAATATTTTAGGCTTAACAAAAGAAACTGTTGTGCGAATGGCAAATAACGGCGCTTTGCCTGGGGCTGGTAAAATTGGGGGGAATTGGACTTTCGATAAAGAAAAATTGCGAAAGTTTATTATAGAGAGGGAATTAGAATGTCAGAAAAAAATCTCTACTTACGCAACGGAGTCTATTGGTTACAGGCTTCAGTCCGTGGGCAGCTCTTCAGAAGATCGCTTCACACAAGCGATATTAAAATTGCAAGGAAAGTCAGGGACAAAACAATTGACGAGATAAAAAAGGCAAAATGGAATAATATTAAGGTTGTTTATTGGGGGGACGCGGTTTCTGAATGGGTGTCCCATGAAATGGGACAAATTGGGCCTAATACGGCGCGACGTTATGGATCGTCGTTAAAACAATCCGAACCATATTTTCGTAAATTTACCATTGACGCCATAGATGGCATTATGATTGCTGAATATATTGCTATTCGGCGCAGATCGGGCGTAAAGCCAGCAACTATCAGAAGAGATTTAACGGCTATTAGCCGCGTATTGACTTATGCTGAGGCTATGGGCTGGCGTGAGGGCAACCCTACCCTATCCAAACGTAAAATTCTTAAAGAGCGCCGTGATCCCATCCAGCTTCCAAAGCATGAAGAAATTTATATGATGATTGATGGATCATCGCCTAATTTTGGGCGATTGATTTTGGCCGCTTGGCTGACTGGTTGTCGTCAAAATGAGTTAGTGACGGCAAAGTGGGAGAGATTTGATACTGACGCTGGAACTTTAGAAGTCATTGGAAAGGGAAATAAGCGCCGCGTTATTAGGTTAAATGCGGTTGCTTTGGAAAGTTTTAAGAATTTTCCTAAAAATGGCGATTACATTTTACCAAAGGCGGATGGAACGCCATACACGATGGCCGCATCAGACTTCACGCACATTCGTCGCGCTGTAAGGGCTAAAATGACCAAGCAAGGTCGTGTTTTTATAGGTCATCGTTTCCACGATTTGCGGCATTTATTTGCGGTCGAAGCGCTGAAAGGTGGAATGAGTATTTACGACTTGCAAAAGCACATGGGTCATAGCAGCATAAAAGTTACAGAAATGTATCTTGAATTTTTGACGTTGGAAGAAAGTAAGGCGTCTAAGTCAGCCGCCAGTCCTGTTATTTACACACAAAATCACACACAAAATTTTACCCTTCAATGAAAACATTAAATATAATCAATAAGTTAAAGCGGTTTATACGCAAGACTTGAAAACCGCCGTAGGTGAAAGCCTACCGTGAGTTCGAATCTCACCTCTTCCGCCATAAAATCAAACACTTAGGCGCGGAATAAAATGAGAACAAACGGACTCATAAAACCAGAACAGGCCGTGAACACTGTGTCTAGTTGACATTCCGACTACACACAAAACTACACACAATATGCTCACGGTTTGTTCGCTGATTAAGCCCTTCCGCCTTTAACGACGCCAAGAGGCTCACGGATCAATACTGACATCCGTATTGCTTTGAGCATTTCCATCGCTTCGGCAATCAGTTCTGGATCTTTCAGATTCCGAGCCTCAAGAAGCAAAGTAATATATGACAACGTGCGGGCTGATATTTTGTCTTGCAGCATGAATATTTGTCCGTCTGGTGCTTCTATGAACTCAAAATCATCATCCATGTTCTGCCCCTGTTGTTATCCACTCATCGCCATTATCGACGGGTTGAGGGATATGCTTAGATTGCCATTTGATGTGGGAGGTATCGGCCCTAACGTAGCCAGCGCTGATTTTGCTTCTTAGTTCATTTAGCTCAGCGTCTAATTCGTATATCGCTACGCAGGCTTTGCTGTAGGCTTCCGCAACATCTAAGCTGCCTTTCAACAATTGATCGTAAATATTACTAACGAATAAGTGATTTTTTGTTACTTGTTTTAGCTGATCTCTCATTTGCATTAGTCACCTTTGACTTACTCGCTAAATAATCGGCTCTAATGGCGTCTAATAGTTTCACGCCAATCTCTACAGTAGGAGCGCACCATGCCCTTGCGCGGCTGGTTTCTGGCTCATCGGGATTGATAATAATCAGCGCTGATGGATGAATTTTCTGAGGCGGGAAATTCAGTTGCTTGGCGTAATGATCGACCTGCTTATAGCCGCTAACGCGCACTAACTGGCTCACCATTCCGTCGCCATCGTGAGCTAAACCTTGGTCGCCGCCTGAGTGTAAATGGCCTGAAACAAGAATGTGATCTTTATGGCCAAAGGCCAGTTCACGCCGCATGCCGTGATTGATGTTGTATTGACTTCGGCCTGGGAAGTCGTGACGAGCGTTTACGCGGGTTACTACCCCATTAGGTGAGTTTAAGGCTATCCTTACCCCATGTTCTTCAGTCACACCTTGCGCGTGTTTTAAGATCCAGTTGATAGGATTTTCCATCCCACCGCCCTGCCAGCAATCATGATTGCCAAGAACGCAAAATACATTGTCATGCTGCGTCAACAACCATTCGGCAAGCATAATAGCTTCGTGAACTGATGTTGATTGATGAGCGTATAAACGTGAAAGGCGCCCTATCCAAAAATTCCCTATATCCCCGATGTGACTTGAGAGGATTTGAGGGTGTTTTGCTAATTCAACGTGTTCACGCAATAAACGAAGGTTGCAACCATCGTCGTCTATGTGCGGGTCGCCCCATACCCACAAGCCAAAAGGCCCATCAATGTGCACATCAATTGGAATAAGATGTCTGGCTTCATCTGCTGCTAATGATCTATCGCCTTGAGCCGTGCGACGCTCTAAAAGTTCTTCTATTGTTGGAAGTGAAGATGGAAGTTTAGGCGCTGAAAACTTTCCTTGCGCCGGATTATTAATATATTTCAACCTATGCTGCAAAGCCCTACGTGATATGCCTAATAATTCTGCTGCTTTAGTAATGTTGCCGGTTGCTTCAAATGCCTGTTTGCTTTTTTCCAATACGCTCTGATCCAGTTGGCTTTTGCCTGGAGCTTGCAACATCATTTCCCCCTATTGGAGCTTATTTCCATAACCTTGAGTAAAATTTGAAGGCCAAGAAACAGGCAGCCCAACAGCGGGGCAATTAACGCGGCTGTTTCAGATATATTCTGTAACCACATTTTCCATACTGGTGTGCTAATCATAGCGACAGAAACCGCAGCAGATGTTTTCTCGCCAGCGGTTGTAAAAACAATATCTATTGCTTCAACAGCATGTTTAAAAAATCCTTCTTCGCTACGGATCATTTTTTCCCCCAACCACATAATTTGCCTACGGCATTATGTTCTTTAATTTGTTCTACTGTCTTCGGCGTATCTCTGCGTGACCAATAAATAGGTCTAGCTACATCGCAAAATGCAGCGCGGTCAGTCAGGGCGGGTAAAGTCGTCTGGTTGCATGACGCTAGAAGGGTTAAGCTCAGCAGCAATCCTAGCTTTTTCACGCAACTCAACGGCTTTTCTCGCAGCATCGACTTGGCCTCTAAGATCGTCTAATTGTTGCGCTGTCTTTCCAGCATCAATCAGCTTTTGTGCATACATAAATTCAAAGACCTTACCGGCGAGTGAGAACAGCCCGCCGATAAGATTTAAAATTACTGTGATCATTTATGAGGAACGCCTAAGACGTTAAAATCTTTGGCAGCCAACAATCCAACGCCGATAAGAGCGGCCTGTAAATCTTCCCAAGAAACTGTTTTTGTCTGCCAAGCATTCCAAAGAACAGTGGCAAGAGCGAGTAAGCCAGGAAGGGAGGTTTTCCAGTTAGCAAAAAAAGCAGTCATATTTATCTCCTAGTTACAAGGGTTGCGTGTATTATCTCTAGCAATGCACTCGGCGTATTTAACTGTGTCGCAGCCAGTTAAGACCGCAGCACCAAAGAGAATGCAGACCAGAACAAGAAGCGCTAAGATTGAGTGGATGAGTTCTTTAATCATTTTGGCTCTACCGGCTTCTTGCCAGCGCGTAGCTGAGCGAGTGATAGGCCGCCAGTCCATTGCAGATGGGCGTATTCACGGAATGATTTCCAATCGCCCGCCCAGTCTAGGCCGACCTTTTTGCCAATAGCGCCAGCACGTTTAAATGTAGCGATGTCATTCCATTGCGCTTTGCCATTGACGATAGGAACAAAGTCAAACGCGAGTTTGTAATTATGGAATGAACTGCCGCCTCTAGCGTTAGTAACGATCTTGCCGGGCTTAGTTCTACCTTGCGCGAAAAGAGCGTTTTGAGACTCATGATCACGCCATGTTGATGTAATGAGAATATCAATCCCATCTTTCTTACAGGCGGCAACAAAGGCCCGACACAATTTAGCGACGTAAGGATGCAAATCCTCAATCTTGCGACTGTTGATCATAGAAAGCTCATGATTGTTTTGATGTTTTTACGAGACAGATTCGGCACACAAGCGCCATCGCCGCCATCGCCAAAGCGATACGGTTAAATATAACTACGATATAACTGCTTAGATTTGGTCGGGAGGCAGACCTAAAAGCAAACCGCGCATAGGCAGACTGCGTAAGTTCGGGGAAATAGGACGCCCCGGCGTCTGTTGTAATAGAGAATTGTAAAGAGGCGAGCGCTGACGAACCGTATTATTGACGTTGCTCATTGCCCGTTCAGCAAGCATGTTAGCGCCAGTCTTAGCCGCCATACCCGCTGTAGGAACCGCTGCGCCTAAAAGAGCTCCAGCAGCAGGGCTCCCAAAGTATGCGCCAGCCGCACCACCTGTAAGACCGCCAACCATACTAGCTAGACCGCCACCCCCACCAAGTATATTTCCAATTTTACGAAGAGAGTTTCTTGTAGTATCTCCCTTAGCAACATCTTCTAACGCGGCTATTTCTTCTTTAGAAAAACCTGCTAATTTTTTAGGATTTAGAAGAAGCGATTTAGCCTGCTGGCGAATAGCATTATCAACATTCATTCCTGAGTTAGCGGTAGCAGCGTTTAGATCACCTCTATAATCTGCATCGTCCAGCGTTCTGGCTCGCTTACCTGCCGCATAATTGCCTCTAGCATCTCTGAAAATCTGAGTGGCTTCCTGACCTGGGCCGGAGACAATGCTTTGTGGCGAAGGATTAGCCATAAAATCATCAAGTGAGCTTTGAGCCCTGCCCGCTGCCTCTTGCTCCGTAGGATTATTAAAGTCCCGCATCTTACGGCCAAGGTTCTTGCGCAATGACATCATTGCAGACATTGGAACAACACTATCTGGCGGGGGTGATTGTAAATTATTCAAAAGCACTGTCGTTTTTGGAGCGTCGTGCTCTAATATTCCGTCAGCTTCTAATTGTCTTTGCAAAGTAGCAGCAAAATCTTTTATTGAATTGGACGAATAATCTACGCCCATATCCCTAGCTTTATCAAAGCCTGTTCTGCCAGCATTTAATAATTCATCTTTGGTAGGCGTTTTGACCAACCCAGGACGCATCGTTTTGGCAGCAGCACTTACAGGCGAAGCTATTTCTGCTAGATCAGTAGCCCTAGAAATACCCTCTTCGCTCATCGGATCTACTCGGCCAGTAACAACATCGCCGGGCAAGGTAACAGCGCGCTTGATAGCTCCAAATATGCCAGCATTGCTATCAAAGCGAGGAACGCCTCTTTCATCCTCGCTTACAGGCAAGACACTATAAGGCGCTGACTTCTGCTTTTGCTGAGGTATCAAGTCATCAAATGACAGGCCCGAATTTTTGTTCTTTTTCGGGATAAGATCATCAAATGAAATATCGGGCATTAGAGTCCCTTTGGATTTATACCAGATTTAAGAAGGCGATTAACTACTGCCTGACGATCAGCGCCAGCCTGAATAGCCGCTCTTGCAGCAGCTAATGGATCAGACTGTTTCCTCTGATACGCTTCAGGCATATCAATCGTAATCAACGGAGCCATTTGAGATAATTCAGGCGTTGTCTTTAGCATTTTTTCGGCGGTCTTATTGTGGTTTTCAATAGTGAACCTAGCCGCTCTTTCATTAATATCCAGAATGCGCCGGATTGAACTTTCATCCAGATTAATATCGCCGCCAATAGCTTTCTCAACAAACTCACGGTCTGCGTTTGAGATAGCGTTGCCAGCGCCAAGAGCTTTAACGTTCGCCAAAACGATAGGCTTAATAGCGGCTCTAAAGCTCTCCGTATTTGTAACCTGTGCAGGATCAGCGCCAAATAATGACGCAGCCTTTTTAAAATCAAGCTGAGCATTAGCGCCCAATCCGGTTGTAATACCGCCAGGCATATCAAGCTGCTCTCTAGCAGCATTGATTGATCTAATCGTTCCTACAGCCGTTTTAGCTTTATCTATGCTGTCGGCAAATTGCTCCCCTACGCCCTTAACAATTGGATTAGCGACATTGTTAATCGTTGTTCCGCCGGAGCCAACAGCTTTAGGCCCGTCTTCACCAATCCAGATAGGGTTCTTACCATCATAGCCAGGTGGCAATTCTTCCTGAGACGCCCAATGCCCGGTTCCCTTACCTGCTAGATGATTTGTCTGAGCTTCTAAATATTTCTTTCTTAGAGCAGACATACCGGCTTCATCTTGGTATTTTTTACCCATCAGATAAGACTGAGCGCCAGTGTAGAGACTACGATCACCCGCTGATACAGCATTGCCAAGCTGGCTGAGCATCTGAGCTCGTTGCTGTGGCGTCTGACGTTGGCCAGCAGCCATAAGCAAGCCGCCAAGACCAATCATTGAATCGTAGTTCGAATTATCTACGATCCCCTGTGGAACGCCATAAGTCTGATTAATCGCATTTTTATCGCCACCGCCAAGCAGAGATTCTAAGCCAAATAAACCAGCCATTATTAGTATCCCTCAGTATCGAAGATTTTAGAAAGTAGGCCCTTGGCCATAGGGAACATGCCACGGAAGTTGCCGTCTTCATCGTATGCAGTTCCACCGCGCAAGGAATCCTTGCCAAATAATAAGCCGCCGATATTCCCAAAGCCGCTAGTATTTAAATCGCTATAGCGAGACATTTCAGGACGGGAAAACTCACCATTCCAACCAGAAGAAACACGATCAGCGCTTGCCAAGACCGATGGATCTACAGGATCATCGTATTTAGACATATGATGAACCGGAGTTGCTGGTTGTTGCGGCGGCATTTGTGGTGGAGGCGCTGGTGCAGGTGCAGGAGTTGGTAGTGAACCATAGCCCTGAGACATCATAGGCGGCGCTTCTTGAGCATGAGCTTTTTTACGAATACCAAGAACGTCAGCTAAAGCAGGAGCGCTTTGCATTGAAGGAATACGCGCAAGAAGCTGTTCCCAATCCATAGGGCCGAAATTCTGATCCATGGTTGTTATCCTAGTAAGCCGCGCTGACGCAGTTTCATGAGAGCCAAATTAGGTAGCTGGCGAGGATTATTTAAATGCTGTATCGGCATCATCGGCGTAGGCTGATAGGCTTCTTGCTCTTGTTGTGGAGCCAACAGAGAAGTCGCCATCTTTTCGTAATCAATTCCTGCTTGATCTTGATCGCCAAGAGCGCTTTGAGGCGCATAAGATAAAGAAGCCTCTAAATCAGGATCTTCTTCATCATTGCTTGAGATGCTATTTAAAAGACCTGTAAGGGCTTTTTTATCAGTTGATGATATTTCTGGCGCATCCTTGCCAGTCATTTTAGCAACATGGCTTAGAACGCTGCCATTCATATCCTTGGCGTTATAATGACCGGGCGAACCTGCAAGAACTGTCGAATACATATCCAACAGGCCCATACCTGGCTTATAGCCACGGGCAGCAAGGAACTTGCCAAACGCATCTATCTGGTTCTGAGCATTAGGATGTTTGGTATCTATGCCGAACTGTTTACGCTCTGAATTGCCAGCCTGGAATATTCCAAAGTATTTCTTATCCTTACCGCCCCATACATCAGGACGATTGGAGCTTTCATAGTCAAATACTTTTAAAGCATCGTTAGGGTTGTAATTATCCCTAGCCGCAGCCTTGCGAAGATATTCAATATCTGCCGGTGTTAGCTTCATCAGCCACGTCCAAAGCCAAGATTAACGATTTTTTTGCCGCCAACTTTACGCACCTTACTTGGCGCAACTTCTTCAATATCTTGAGCCATAGGGCCAACGCGCTTTGGCGGCATTGGTTTCCCCTCTTCCTTGGCTTCGTCAACATCGTCCTTATAGTCATAGGCATACATTGGAATGCCAGTGATGGGATCTTTGCCGAGCTTCTTGACGTTCATCTTTTCGTCTTCATCAGACATGAACTTACCAAGAGCGCCCAAGCCACCAAGAGCGCCACCTAGCCCAGACATAAGCGCGCTGCTTGATGTTGGCTGATAGAGCTGAGACGTAAAGCCCGATGAATTAGTGCTACTTGACGTATTGTATGGCGTATTAGCCAAGGCTGAGATTTGCATGTTAAGCGGATTAATATAGCTTTGCTGCATATCAGCAAATTGTTGCTGCGCAGCTCCGAGCTGATTTTGTTGTTGTTGCTGAAGCATGCCACTTCCAGCTAACGCCGCATTCTGAGCATTTAAGTAATTTTGCTGCTGGCTAGAGGCTAAGTTACCTAGCTGATTAGCAGCATTCAGATTAAGATTAGCGCCTTGCAATCCAGCATTTTGATTAGCAAGCTGAGATTGCATGTTATTGGCGATATCCTGATTAGCTGCATTCTGAGCATTCAGGAAATTCTGGTTATAAAGGTTTGCCGCCATATTAGCGCCCTGCAAACCATACTGAGAATTAGTTATAGCATCTTGAATTGCCTGACGTGATCCACCAAAAGCCTTAGAGGCAATCGCCTGATCACGGTTAGTATTCAAGTTGTTTTGACGCTGCTGATCCAATACCGCCATAGATGAATTAATTACATTGTTGGTATATGGGTTCATATATGGATTCAGATTAGTGCCAGCTAAAGACTGAGCGTTAATCTGGTTAGGCGTAAACCCTTGCAGATTATTCGCCGTTCCCATAGCGCTATTAAACGCAGGATCATATGAGCCGACGTTATTGTTCAGAGAGTTAATAGCGTTAAGCTGGCCTTGATTCATATCAGCTACACGCGGGCCAGTGTAATACTGCCCCATCTGCTGCTGACCTATTTGCTTGGCAAGATTATAATTTTCTTGACCTGCCTGCTGCACCCAAGATGGCAACTGATTTGTGGTTGTTGCCTGCTGTTGCTGCGGCATCATCATTATTTGAGGCTGAGAGCTTCCTCCTCCACTCATTGGCTTTGTCCTATCTTGCGTCGGAACACAATCCGATCTGGTTCCCATCCGAGAGATTTAATTTTTGGCTTCCAACCTGGACGCCCATAGGCTTGCATAAATTCGCAGCCAGCTTGTTTAGCGAAGGCTTCGACATCATCATGCAGCTCTAAAATACTAAGATCGCCTACAACTAGAAACACATTTAAAAAGCGTTTCTGAGGCGCATTGATTACTTCTGTAATTGCAAAGCTGTCGCCATTAACGAAACATTGCATTGTTCCGCAAGCTATTGCTTGGTAGATATCATCTATCGTATGTGTGTTGCCACCAAGAGCTAACGCTCTTTTTAAGCGTTTTTCTAACTCAGATTGGTGGTGGAACATCGCCACGCGTTGCTACAGCTGTGGTAATCACACCAGAGTTATTAACCGTCACCTCATACACAGTCCCATTAGGAGCCTGTAGTAATATTTGCTGCTGCACAATGTTTGGGCCAGCTAATAGACTTAAGCGTCTAGACAGTAGCGACATAAATGCTGAGAAATAACCTGGGTCATATTGTCTAGGAACTGTGCCAAAGGATGGCTGCGGTAATGGGACACTCATCGGCGGCCACCATTCTTCTGCACGTCAAAACGGATTTGACCTAAGCTCCAGTAATCGTCATTCGTAGCTTCAACTCTTAAGCGGATATCTCTGCCGGATACCCTTGTATCTGTATAGCCGTCAGACCTCGGAACATAAGGGCCAAAAGTCGCCTCTGACTGATTAGGCGCGTATCTGGAATAAAATCTAATCTGATAGTTATTAACGTCGCTATCTGGGTCACTAGCTACCAGTGCTTGGTTTAATTCAATGTAGCTATCGCCCTGGCCGAAATCTAAAACAGATGTCTCAGCCCAAACATTACCAACTCTAGATGTGCCGTCATCCGTCCAGCCGTCTTCCATCTGATAGATGTTGTTATCTATTTTAGCTGCTACTGGATAATTAGCAGTGATAGCACCAATTGCCGCTGTTACGTTTCGCTGCCCACGTATCCAGATATTATCTGAATAGTTCCATATGACATACTGGTTTGGCTCACCGTCAGGTGCATTAATATCGGGATAGTCAAACCAAAACTCTGGGAACGCCCCGTTTTCATGCATGTGAGAACGATAGTTCCCATACAATGGGTCGTAGTTTTGTTTGATATCGCCAAACATCGGGCAATCAAGAAGGCGAATTGCGCCGCCTGAGTAGACCCAGAAACCTTCCTCACCAAACCAAACTGTGTAAGAGCCGCCGGAAGAAATTGCACAAGGGGCAGAGAATGTCGTTGATCCTAGTTTTTCAACACCGTAATAATAAGGAGCACCAACATAGCGAACAAGAAAACATTCATGTTGCGTTAAAACTAAAATGCCTTCCTTAACACGCACGCCGGTAATAATTGGCGACGATGCTTCAAGATCAATAAATCCTGTTTGATTAGTAGATGTAGGCGTCCAACTATTATAATTCTCAAAATCAGACCATTGAACACGTCTAGGGTTTCCGCCAACACCCATTAACATCACGGCACGTTCCGCAGTAACGGCCATAGCGTAGTTGCCTGTAGGGGCGTTAGATGGAACATCCATCTTAGGAACAACGCCAGTGGTAGGTGTTAGATGCAATAACCTGCCATCAGATGAACAGACGCCTAAAAGATCCTCACCAAATGAAGCAAATGACCAATGGTCGGGTTTGCGGAAAATTGGCGGGTTAGAACTACGTTGTCTGCCGTAATTATCCTGACCAACAATCCAGTTAGCAGTGTGAACACCAGAGCCAGCAGTCGTTGTATTAATTGCTGCGCCGTTTTTACCACTAGATGCAAGGCAAACTCTAAACGTGTCTGTTGTTACAGGTATGACATAGTATGACGTTCCAACAACTAAACCGCTAGGCAATGCACCAGTTGTTGTAAACCTTACAACGTCGTCAGACGTTAATCCGTGATCAGTCCAGGTTATAACTGCCGGTGATGCATTAGTAATCGTAACAATAGCAGATGAGGCAATTGTGGTTCCAGAAGGGTCTGATATTGGGCTAACGTCCGTTCCCCAATCAAGAGAACCATAACCGCCACCAGCAACACCTGACATACCCAGAAAGCCAGCTGGCGTGACGTCAGTTAGCGACCCAAAGAGGACACTTACGCCGCTTTCGTGTCCTACTGCCGTCCATTCTCTAGAAGCATTATCACGCCACTGAAAAAGCGTTCTAACCTTAGATGGTAGCGGGTCGGAAGAAATACGTGTGCTTCCACCAATAGGCATTAGGGCGCCAGACAGCCAACGCACATTTGATGTATCCCACCAGACATTTGCCGTATCGTACGGCGTAGCTTGACGAATAACGCCAGGCGGGAATTTAATAGGAACAAATGTCATTAGGATTGCACCGTTATGCGAACATATGCCCCAGAGCCGCCACCCACTATACAACTAACGCTTGAGCCTTTTAATGGGGCTGATGAATTAGTTTCTGCGTTAATAGTGGTTGAGTTGTATGTGCCAGGCTGGCCACTCGTTTTGCCAAAACCGCCAGAGCCGGTAGCTCCAGCGCCACCAGCGCCACCCGCTCCAGATATCCAGCTACCGAAAGATGAAGCTGTGCCAGCAACGCCGTCTGCGCCGTTATACCATTTAGGGCCGATAAAGGGTTTGCCGCTAAAATCGAATTGCAATTCGTTTTGACTGTAACCGTCTTGACCATCAGTTCCATTGCCGCCACGAACTTCAATAAACAGCGTATTGTAAAAAAAGTTCACTGAAAAACTATATGTTCCTGCGCCTGTATATGTAGTGACTTGGCCAACTGGGACAGAAATGCTGCTAAGTGGTCGCTTGCCATAAAACTCAGAAAAGTCGATTGGCGGGAAATTACCCGTAGCACTATTATCAAAAAACCCTCTAGTATTATCATCCCTAAACCATTTGACACCGCGATAGGCTCCTAGATTTCTACCAAGATTAAACTCGGTATGAATTGCATCTAGAGACAATGTGCCAGATGTTGGTAAGGTCATTATCTAACCTCTAGCTTTTTAACTCTATCAGATAATATCTTAACAGCCTCAATAAGTGGGCCTACTAGATTGCCATAGGACACAGATAAGGTGCCATCATTATCGTGAACTGCTTGCGGGAATACGCCTCTTAGCTCTTGAGCGATAACGCCTATACCCTGTTCGCCACTGTCTATTCTATCGTAATAGACGCCTCTTAACTGCTCAACTAATGTGAGCGCGTCATCTATCGTTCTGACATTAGTCTTTAACTTAGCATCCGAGTAAGCTGAGATATTCGCAGTAGCAGTAAAATTGCCAGATGTATCGGTGTAAAACATTGCCGTTCCGGCTGCATTCGATACATAGAATGGATATGTTGTGCTGGCTCCAATCTGGCCTGTAATAGTGCCGCCGCTATAGAAGCGTAGACCATTTAGATTTCCGCTCGTATTAATGTTTAATGCGCCAGCAGAGGCAAGATTTATTGTAGTTGCTGCGTTAAGCGTCGTCGCACCAGTTACCGCTAAGGTGCTAGAAAGCGTAGCAGCGCCGGATGCTGACAAGGTTGTAAAAGTAGCGTTACCAGTATGTGCAGACGTTCCTGTAACAGCCAAATTGCCAGACATTGAAACATTGCCGCCAGTAACATTAAGCTGGCCAGACCCGACATTTAAGCCATTAGAGGCAAGCGTAGTTGCGCCTGTTACAGCTAGGGTGCTTGATAGTGTTGCTGCTCCTGTAACAGCTAATGTGCTTGATAAAGTGGTTGCACCTGTAACAGCTAATGTTGAGCCAAAGGTTGCAGCGCCAGTATGCGCTGATGTTCCAGATAATGTGGTATTACCAGTAACAAGCAATGTGCTATCAAATGTAACCGCACCATTAACGCGAAATGTCTGACCAAACACCATAGGGCCAACGGCAGTCTGTGATGTTGTCAAAGCGCGTGACAACATATGCGTATCAACGGTTGATAAGTCAGTATTGATATGCGTCCCCCAGGCATTCGTATCAGCGCCAACCTCTGGTTGGATGAGGTTGTATGTCGGGGTGTATGTATTAGCCATTATATCACCGTCGTCAGGTAAGGTGCGGGGTCATTCTTTGGCACCCAGATTGTTGGGTCGTCTGGCTGATCTGGCTCAAGCCATAAGATGTATGCTTTTTGCGCATAACTATCTGGCGTCTCTGTAGCCGCCATAGCCATTGTGCCAGACATATTGATTGCGAATGCCGCAACGTCTGGAGCTTCAGTTAAATCAAAATAGATGTTTTGGTTATTGACAGCGAATGCAACGGTGTCAGGCGCTTCTGTAACAAACAGATATGCGCCAGAAATCATCTCTACATTAATTGCAACAACGTCCGGCGCTTCCGTAGCTGCCAGAACCATCCCATTGCTGGCGATAGCGGTAAAGGATGCCGTGTCTTGTGCATCTGTCGCGGCTAGGTAGGCAACAACGTCACCAGCAGCCATAACAAACGCGGCAACGTCTGGAGCTTCAGTTGAGGCTAACGAAAGTGTAGATGTAATCGCAACATTAACTGCTGCTGTATCTTGAGCTTCTGTAGCTGCTAGGGCTGCAAGTAGCGTTCCTGGCGCATTCGCGGCAAGGGGCGCTTTTGCTAATGGGCTAAATCCTAGCATATAAGCGAAACCTTATTGTGCGGGAGGTAATTCTGGCGAAATTACTGGCTCTACAGGTTGCTCTGGAGCTTGGGCTATCGGCTGATTGTCTGGGCTAACCGGCCACTGAACCGAGGTCACAGAAGCGATAAACGCCTCAATGTCAGTCGTCGCTTCCATATCGCTGATGGCTAATGCAGTCGTTGTGCGAACGGCTTCACGATAGCTTGTCCAATCGGCGGGGATGTCTGTGTTGATTTCCTGCTTGCGGATGATGAGCCAATCTGAGGGGAGCAACATTGTGTAAGCTGTCTGCTTAAATTGCGCTGTCCAGCTTGTTTTAAGGCCGTCTAGGTCTTTTGGAATTGCAGTCCAAGAGCCATCGTCATTAGGCCCGCTAACCCAGAAAAAACGATCATCCGGCCTTGGCTGTTCGACAACCTCTGTAATGCCAATCGCTGCGCGTTCTTCTGGTGTTGCAAGTCTAAGCCAGTTAGCAGGATAGCTTGTGCCATCGTGTTCAAATGGAGTGTCAAGCGGGAGAAACCGCCCGTCGAGAATGAAGGACATTGTTACCTCGCTCTTGAATATTTGAATGGGTTTTCTGCAAAGGCGGCGTAAATTAACAAATCGCCTGAGGAATTTGCGTGTGCGCCGGACGTTCTCAGTTTGAACCCATTGCTGGTGACATCCAAAGTAGCAAACGTCGCTTCGGCCCCAGAATTGCTGGGCTGCAAATATTGTCCTTCAACATTATATAGGTCTCTAGATGTATCAAATATGTTCCAAGGCTGAACCAATGTTGTGGACTTAATCATCACAAATCTTGGCCTAAATCCAAGATAAACAAACGCCCCATCAGCACTACCATTACCTGTGTAGCTACCAATAGCACTATACCCCGCAACGGAGGCGAAACAGTAGGCAACGTATGTTGTGCCACTTTGATTACCCCCGTTATTAGCGGTTCCATCAGCTAGAGATAATACGTTAGAAGTAGTCGATATTTGCGTACTCAAATAATACGGATCGTTACCACCAGATATAGATCCTGCTGTATTTAGGAAAAGGTGATATGCGTAGTTTATGCTGTAACCAGAACCGGAATGCGCTACATACCAAAATTCCGATACGTTACGTTTTTTGATAATAACCATAGCTGGCAAAATATTAAGTCCGTGTCCAACGGTTGCACCTGTAGCACCTGTTCCTGTCCAAGTTGCTATACTAAATCCAGCCGACTGATTAGCGCTTACTGTGCTTGTGATAGAGCCGGATGTGTTGGATACGCCTGTGCCGCCAGCTTTCCATTGCCAGCCGATATAAGTTGTGCCGTTTTGGTTTCCTACAGCGTCAGACCCTAATGTAAAACCGTTTGAATTAAACGCTGTAATGCCAGAAACAGCGGCTTCTGCAAATGTTCCGTTTGTTTGAAGAACTTTTGATACACCTCTGACAACATCTTCAACACCGTGACCGATAGCGGCAGACCTTGCTTTATACCATACCATATCTGGCTGGAATGTTGTGCCAAGAGGATTATTACCGCTATTAGAGCTTGTAGTTGTTACGGTCTGCGTTCCACCATTACCCGTATAAGTCACCGCCGCCATATACTGCGCGCCGTTAGCAATAGTCGGCGTTGGTAAATTCTGGGTGTTGAGCGCGACGAAGCCGGATGGTGGAGCGCCTGTTCCGACAAAAGATGAGCCAGAGCCGGAGACATACATTCCGCGGAATGGCTGTTGACCGAAGTTCCAAATGGATGAGGTTGCGCTACTGCTTGAGTTTATAGTTTGTAGAAAGAACCAATTGCTTACGCTTGCTTCAATCCCGGAAAAAGTTCCTTGCAATGCACCATTCTTGTAAATTGCTAATGTCAATGCTACTGCATCGAACGCAAGCCCAATTACATCATTAGTAGTAAATGCTGGCGTTGTTCCAGAATATGTGGCGGCGCTTCCTGCCGCGCCACCATTATAGATAATCGCATAATTTACGCCTATGGAGGTGCCGCCGGAAACTAACCCACTCGTAATACCAAAAGCAGAGTTTGTTGAAGTCTCTGTCGCCTCACAATACCATTTACCCGATGACAGCGCAAAAGAACTAACAACAGCCATTTTTGACGCGTTACCATAGCTTGCTGAACAAGAATAGTTTAGATTTGCGTTAGAAAGAGTAAATATTGGAGAGTTTGGATTGCTTAACGGATTTAAAACCGCATAATTCCCCCGCCCATTACCGCCGTCAGAGTAATTAGTTGGGCTGTCAATCATACTGTCGTATGTTGTGCCGGATGCTACGCTTATGTTGTTACCTTGCCAAAAGTTGACATTGCCAGAGCTATCAGATGTTAGGCCCGTGTTTGCTCTGTAAACTAAGGCTGGCTGTGTGTATGCCGACGCATAAGTACTCCAAGTTTGCGTCCCAGATACAGTTCCCACAAAATATTGCCAAGATGTCGATGACGCGCTGTCGTGGCCCCAATTCAACCCAGAACCAGACGAATATTTTGCAAGGTAGAATGTGCCGGTTCCGGGTATTGTATAAGGGCTAGTAAGTTTAAAGAACTCTAAGCCAGTGCCGCTATGATTAAATAAAGCGGTCGAAGCAACAACGGTAAATGAATTAGAACCGTTAGATTGAACTATATAAGCGTAGTCGCCTGTCTCTGAGGATGTTTGATATACACCAATAGCAGATACTACAGTTCCAGCAGGTATAGCATTTAAGTTGTTTACGATAGTCCAACCGCCTAATCCTGCTCCATAAGTAACATTTGCAGACGATGTGCCACCAGTTCCATTTACAGATGAGTTATCCGAGAACGGCAAATAAAATCCATTATTTCCATATGTTCCCGTATATCTAGCGGGTTGCCAGACGCCGTTGCTATCGTAAGCGCCAAATGAGCTTGGCGTTAATGGTTGGCCGTCAATGAAATTTACTTCGGCTAGGTAACCGTCTAAGTATGATGATGTTCCAGCATCCGCTCCAATGTAATTGGAATAACTGTTAGCATTTGTGCCAAACCAACTGTCAATACCGGTAGATAATTGATTGTTTACTACTACGGATTGACGGACATTATTGACCCAAATTTGCATACGGTCAGCAGGCGTTGCATTATCGCTATCATAAATAAATACTAAACTATACCAAGCGGATGGATCACGATATACAGCATTAGTTGATATATAACCTTGTATTGTTCCAGACGTTCTCTGATAAAACTCAATTCTATCGCTGCTATTGAAGTACGCGCCGCAATCGTTTACCCCACTCAAACCGCCTAAAAATATTTCTCTTAGAGCGCCAATCCCACCCCTTTTTATCCAGACGCTAAAAGTAAACTTTCTTCTGGATGTAGCTGCGTTATTTGGCGTCCTACTCAAAAACGCGCTTGCAGACGAGCGAAAACGTAGGCTGCGGCTGATTTGATAGCCGCCAGATGGCCGCGTCAGTAATTCGTTCTTAGCTGCAAACATTATGCGAAAGCCTGTAAAGCTGAACCATACCAATATGTGCCATCGCTAAAGAACGATAGAATATCCCACTTGCTTGCCGTGGTTGTTAATGTTGGTGCAGTTCCAGAAGGCCATTTAACGCTCGTAAACGTGCCAGTATATGAGCCGGAGCCAGTGCTAAGTATAAGAACGAATGACTTACCAGCAGATACGGAAGGCATCGTAAACGTGCAATTACCTGTCATCGTCGCAGTCTGCACAGTGCCATTAGCAAGCGAGATAGTTACCGCTGTGCTTGTATTACCGATAGCGTATGCGGTTTCTGTGTAGTTAGTGACGGTAGGGTTAGATAACGTCGGCGTCGTAATCGTTGGGCTAGTCGAAAATACGATATTCGTGCTTGTCGTTCCCGTAGCGCCAGAGGCCGTATAGCCCGTTATATTGTTGAACGCAGTAATACCGGCGGCAGATGCGTTTGTGCCGCCATTGGCTACAGCCACAATCCCCGTAACATTTGCTGCCGTTCCAGTGGTATTTTGATTAAGCGCTGGAAACGTGCAGTTCGCCAAGTTGCCGCTAGTCGGCGTTCCAAGGTTAGGCGTTACAAGCGTCGGGCTAGTAGACAGAACAACACTGCCGGAGCCGGTGCTAGTAGTCACGCCAGTGCCGCCAGATGTGACGGCTAATGTGGCTGATAAGCCAGCGGCCGTCCCTGTCGTATTCTGGTTAAACGTCGGCCAGGTAAATGTGCCTGTAGAAAAATTACCAGACGTGGGCGTGCCTAAAACTGGCGTCACTAATGTGGGGCTAGTCGAAAGAACTACGTTACCCGTTCCAGTGCTAGTTGTTACACCCGTTCCACCATTAGCAACCGCAACCGTCCCAGTGACGTTAGTCGCCGTCCCAGTTGTATTCTGATTTAATGTCGGGAATGTGCAGTTAGCAAGATTGCCGCTAGATGGTGTGCCTAACGCGCCGCCTGGCGTGACAATATCAGCAGCCAATGCCGTTAAGAATACAGTAGCCGAGCCAGACAGATTTAACAGCGAACCAGTGCTAGATTGACCTAACGTGCGGCTTAATGTTGTGCCTGACGAGGTATAAGTGCCAGTGCCGTATTCCCAGGCAATGCCATCCTCAATCACATAGCTAACCGTATCATCATTAGCTATGCCAGCTGACGCAAACGACTGATAGCCAGAAGATGCAGAGCCAAGCGTAATAGTGCCAGTGCCAGTTGTGGCCGTGGCCATTTTAGCTCGGTTTAGTAATTTCACCATAGCTTGGCGCTCTCTTCAATTAGCCGTGAGTAATTGTGCCGCTCGTCAGCGATACAGTCTGGCCGGTAGATACCGCCGTCGCATTGATGATGATGTCAGCGCTGCTCGTTCCAACCGTCAGGCCAGAAACAATCACCGTACCGGCGTTGTTACGGATTTCAGCTAAAGCTGCCGTTCCCGTTCCAGAAGCAGTCGCCGTTAATGGTGTTCCAGAAATCGTCAGAACCGCACCGGCAACAGTGCCAGGAGTTGATGATAGCGTGAAGCTGGCCAATACACCCGTTGCACCAGAAAGCGACGATGTGCCGATAACTAGCGTTCCAGCTGAAGCTGCGCCGGTTGATGATGCAGCAACCTTTGATGCAATTAAGTCAGCGACTAACTGCATACGGTTAGTTTTAAGTGTAGCGTTGTAAGTTACAGCCATTGTTTAAGTCCTTAGTTAGAAACTGCGTCTTGTTGCGTTCAGTTTAGTTTGCGAACGAATAGAACGATCAGCTTCAACTTCTATGTCAGCCAATATCGTCTGATACGCACCCTCCCATACAGACATTCTTTCATCCGCCTTGAGATAAGGAGCGGAATGCAATAGAGAGCCGTATAAGTAGAGATCAGGATAACGCGACAATACCCAATTGGTTGTCGTTGTATTGTTAAGAGGCGTTAGTCTTGCATAATACCAAAGATCCAATGTATCCGGGGTTGTTTGGCCAGGGATCGGATAAAGCCTTATTCTATTTCCAATAATCGTATAATAAATCTGCTTACTGTTATTGCGAGAAACAAAACTCGTTCCCGCATAAACATTCTTAGTCTGATCAGGCGAAATATAATCAATATTAACTGACGTATCCTGATCCATCATTTGATAGACTGAGATATAATCAGTTGGTAACGGAACGTAATTATCAATAACAGACGCTTGCGCCCGCTTGACCATAAATGGATGTTTTACCCTAGCCATATCACGCTGAATGCGTGTTGTCGCCAAAGTAACAAAATCTGGGATAACTGCTGTAAGATCCTGCCTATTAAGCGTATCTGCAACCTTGTTACATAAACCTTGGAAAGTAGCTGTAAACGCCGGATCTGCGAAAGTGGTCATTTTCTACAATCCTTTAATCTCTACGATTTGCTGAGATCATCGGATTCCTGCTTGCAAACCTCAGCGTGTTCGTGAGCATATTCAAATGAACCAATATGCTTAACTTGCTTAGAAAGACCGTGATCAATAAGAACCTTAAAGCCGTGTTTTCGGGCTGAGCGACAAAAGAAAATATCTTCGCCACTGAATGAATGGGTTTTCATGCTGTAGCCCAAATGGAACCACGGCAATTCCATCTTCTCAAAAACTTCACGCTGAATAAGCATGACGCCCATTCCAACGGAATGAACCTCTTCTAAACCTTCGCTTTCAGGCGTTGTATAAACACAGTCCCATCCCTGATCTGAGCTAAATGCCACAGTCTTTACGGGCATACGCCGTGTTGCGTAATTCGCCGCAACAATTGGCTGATTATGCGCCATAAGACGATCAAGCGTGTCTTTCGGGAAGCGCATGTCAGTATCTAAAAACAGAATGTGACTACAACCCGCCTGCATTGCTTCTAAGACTAATTCTTGTCTCTGGTTAGCAATGAGCGTTCCCATAGACGTAAACACGTAAAGTTTACCGCCTTCAGGAATATGTGTTGCACTCCAATTAGCCGTTAATACAGCTAAGTCATACGCAAAGCCTGTATTGACCTGATCTCTACAGGGCAGACAAATTGCTACAGATGGCGCTGTCATATGGTGCCAGGCCTTGTTCTAAAGAAACGGTTGTCTGGATCATTTAACCAGCGCTTGAGAGCTTTAGGATCATTTAAAATGCCCTTCTTTTGAAGATCATTATAAACAACCAACGGTAGCGAGGCGACTTTACTAAACTCGCCAAACTTACCATGCGTCTCATTATATGATTTTTTATTAAGCTCTACGACACTAGAGACATCTTGCTCTGCTACAATTGTAGCTTCATCCGTCATCTCGTCGTAGTAGAATACATGGCTGATCCCTGTAGTGGGATCGTGATCCATTACTTTGCGCATAGAATAAAAAAAGGAGGGGTTTCCCCCTCCCTTTCCCTAATGTTGATGTAAGTTAGTCTTACGAAGTCGTCAGATCGGCAATAATCGCATGAGATTTCTCAGTGCGAACTTTCAAGCCATACTCCACAACAATCATTCTCTTCTCAGCGTCACCCGTTTTTGCAAGAACTTCTGTGCGGAAGTTACGGAGATAGCCGATTGAAGCATACTCAGGATCAAGGACGTAAGCCTGACGCTCTGGCTGGAAACGGTTAGGAACAATACGAACCTCACCAAAATCCGAAAGATATACGTCAGCCGCTCCAATAATTGCAGCAGGCTCAACATCGCCAACGTTGTAACGAATCTGCGCAATACCCGTGAAGGTAGAAGCAACAGTTTTGTTAAACGGCCCAGTCATCAGAACTTTAGGATCGCCACCTTGCGTCCACACTTTCTGAATTGCGCTCTTGAGCATCGCTTCAGTGAATGTGATCTGCGTTCCAAGTGTGCGGGCCGTTTGTGGGAAGCCGTCATTGGTCGAAGACATTGAAGGATCGGTAGAACCGTTCTTTACAACGTTCGTGCGCAGCCAAGCGCCAAGACCAGCCGTTTGACGTGCAGTCGTATTGTTACCAGCGACAGCAGCGTTGTTTGACGTGATCGTAGCTTCCATGTCTCTCTTTAACTCAGAAGAGGCCTTAGCCAATTCATAAGCTAAATATGAGCGCATGCCTGCTTTATCGACTGCTTCAATAGTGCCTGAAGTCTGGACGAGCTTGCGAGAGATTTGCGTGTAGTTCGCTACGCGGTTTGTGGCGGTACGAGCATCGCTTGTGCTTGCTACGTCATCACCTTCAAGCTGTGCATTCGTCGTGACTGCACTAGCAAGATTGTCTATCTGCCATTCAAAATATGTGTTCTTAACATTCTCACGTCCGATGTTGCTCATCATTGGCACATCTACGGGAGCAATATTATAAATCACATCTGCTAAGTCCTCACGGACTGCGCGATACCCGTCATATCGGGTAAGCGTATTAGTTACTATTGCCATTTCAATTCACCCTATTCGATGTAGTTTTCGAAATAGGCCGCTGCATCTTGCACTCGGCCCGTTTTAGCGAGACGTTGCTTTGCGCGAGAAACTTCTGAGCGGGCTTTAGGAGCGTTTGCAGATGAGCCAGGTGAAGCAACCTTTGGTGACTTCGATTGAACTGGTGTTGGCTTTTTAGACATGAGCTCGTCAAAGGCCGCTGCTTTACGCAATATGCCAATGGTGCGAGGATCAGTGATATACTGCAATTCGTCTTCTGAAAAACCTTCAGAGACGGCTGTTGCAGTCATCTTTCTTACGTCTTCATTCCAACGTTTGGCGTCTTTCCATTGCGGGTTCTTCTCAAGAAGTTTTGCCCGACCTTCGACAAGCGCCTGTTGCAACTCTTGATCTCGCTCAATCTGTTTGACCTGCGAGATACGATGTTTTTCTGCATTATAAGCGTTTATACGATCTTGACGATCACGCCACGCATCCTTTAGACGCACATATTCCAGAGGATCTTCGTTGTAGAGCTTCTGCCAGTCAGGCTCTTGAACTTGCAATGATTGCAATTCCGCCTGAACAACTGGAATCAGTTGAGCTAATACATCGCGTTCCTGCTGTGCAGTTTGCCTAATCGTTAAGGCTTCTTTCCTTAACTCCGCGGCTTCCTGCGTCTTTCGCGTATAATCCGCCGTTCGCATGTAACCTTCGGCAGCTTCTTTCGCCGTGATTTGTTGCTCTTTGCCGTCAATTTTAACGGTGAGCTTGATATCGTCGGCTTGAGGCGCTTCGTCAGTTTCAGCGTCGTCGGTGGCTTCAACATCAGGATCGGGTTCACCACCCTCAGTCTCTTCCGATGCTTCAGCAGCAACCTCCCCCTCTTCTTCATCAGATTTGGGTGGTGGTTCTTCGGATTCTACCGCTTGCGTTGATTGTTCCTCGTTCCCGCCTTCTTCAGACGCGAGGATGCCTTCATAGCGTTGGGCAGCATCCATTAGCCCGAATCCGCCAGAGGCGGGTTGCTCGGTTGCATTCATTTAAATTGTCCTTAAACGGCCTTGGATTTTCTTTCGCGGTTCCAAGCGTTTACCGCATCGCCTAACGCAACGGATTTGATCTCATTGCGTAGCGCATCCAACGCACGAACCATCATATAAGAATATACGCGCTTATCCGTTTCTGACGGGGCGCTATCCTTCCAGTCCTGCGTGAATTTATTTTCCAGACGAATTAATAATTCTTCTATTGCGTCTGAACTTGCGAAGTCTTTGACTTCCCGCTTAAAATTATCAAATTGGTCGGGGGTCATATTGTCTAGGGACATTCTGCTGTTGAGATTGAGCGTTTAATTTGCTCTGCCGCTCAGCGCTGTCAGCTTTTATCTGAGCAAGTATAACTTCACGGTCATGGTCAAACATGCGCTCAAGACGCGTAATGTCGATTTGTGAACCATATTTAGCCTGTATCTCAGCAGCCTTTAGCATTGCATCAGCTTGAATACGCTCTCTTTCACGCGCATCCTGCATAATGGCTTCTTCACGCTGAATATCTAGCTTCTGCTGATTAATTACGACATCAGCCTGAGCTTTGATCTGAGCTACTTGAGCCTTTTGCTGCTCAATTTGAACAAGCATCTGATTAGGATCAGGCGGCTTATTCTGACTAGCTTGCTGGGCCATTTGCATAGCTTGCTCTTGCGAGACATTATTAAAGTAACGAGATACGTCTTTAATACCCGCAAGCTCAGTAATCTTCGCCAAGGCTGCTCGATATTGGCTGATATCGCAAAGCGGATTACTTGGCCCAAGCAATTGCATGATTTGCTCTTGCTTTTGTGCAAGCATTAACATGAACTGCATACGATCATGATCTGTGCCATGGCCAAACGCCACATTCACAGATACGTCCATGTCTGCATCCCAATAGCGTGGATCGACATTTACCCATTTGCCTCTTAGGCGAAGAACACGCGCATGATCTTGATGGCGACAAACCATCCGTAGCAATCCACGGAATAAGCGTTTCATGCCGTTTTCAGCAAATATTCTTGCAATTAATTCAATACGCTCTTGTGCACCTTGAACCGTTGCCGATACCGCCATAGCCGTTGTGGACTGTAATACATCAGGATCTAATCCCTGCGAGGCTTGTGTAATCCCGGTTCTTTGAGCTCGGATCTCGTCCATATATTGTATGATCGGCATTGCTGCCTGACCAACAAATGGCTCCGATAGCGCCTGAACCATTCCAGGCTGACGGGCTCTAATGATAGCGCCAGTCTCGGTGTTCATCACGTCGTCCAGGTTCACTTGGCCTTCGACTACAACCGTCCTCGGATGAATGACTTGAGCCAAGCTGTCCATTGTGTTGCGCACAATTGCAGACTTGATAACCTGAAGATCGTTGACTTGATCAGCTAGAGACTGGCCAATAATCATATGCGGCTCTGGATCTGGACAGAACACGCAGAAAGGAACATCAGTTGCCACCTCATCATGTAAAATATAATGGGCGTTACCGATGGAGCATACTTTTCTTAATTCAGCTATGCCGTCGCCGTCCTTATCAATACGGACATAGCTTTCGACATAAATTACTCTTCTTAGCGAACCATCGGGGTTATCCGCATGGTTCATAAAGCTCAAAATAGCCGGATTACGTGTCTGAGCTTCCGTATTAATTGAGAAGACATCACCCTGACCGGCGTATTCCTCAACTTCTTTACGATCATAGCCCATCGCCACAAGCTCACTCATGGTTTTGAGCGAACGATGGCCGACATACATCGCCGTATCTAAATTACGCGCATCGCGGGAAATAAGAAATTCTTCTGGCGGAACCGCCTCAATCACAACACGGTTTTTAGGCCGTGAGCGGCGTATTCGAACATAAAGTTTTTCAATCGGAGGCTGCTCCATACCCGTTATAGGATCTGGTTCAACCTCAATTATTTCTTCAATCTTAATTTCAACAATTTCAACTTCAGGATCAGATTCTAAAACAGCTACTTGCCCTAAATCTAATCCCGTATATTCAGCTTCCGATATTTCCAGGTCTTCTGACCAGCGCCATTTAATAATACCCGTTTTTCTAACAAGCGCGTCTTTGAAGACATTGTGCAATACCTGAAAGCCAGGATTGTCATTATAAAAGATGAAATTAACATAGTCAGTGGCCTGCTCAGCCATCTCAACTGTCGCCTCATTACGCGGCATATATTCAACGACATTTTCACTTGCCGTAAATATGCGCAATAAGGATGGAATAACGGCTTGCGTAACATCACGCAGTTCCGTCATGACAATCTGAGAACGGCCCTCTTCTTCATTGCCAAATGGATCGCCGCGATAGAAACTCGTTGCTTTCGCTCTCGCAGGCGCAATAAATCCGTCTATATAATCTACTGCATCATCAATGGACTGCTTTACAGAGGCCGAAAACTCAGTTTCAGACATCTCGCCTTCACGGCCAGACCAAGGAGCGCCTTCCGCATATGACTCGCCATGAGCTCCGCCACCATTGCGGTTGTTTTTATAGTCTTCCACTTAGAGGCCCTTTGGCTGGCGCATCTTACCCATTGCAGGCTTCATTGGCGCAGGCTTCTTGCTTGAAATGCCTTTAGGGTTATTCATCTCATCATGTTCAATACGGCCATTGCCTACTTTGTCTTTTAGATTTGGATTTGCATTTATCTTTGCAAACGAATCGCCAAGTTTAGATAGACCATTTGGGTGAGGCGTCGGGCCTACTTTGGCCGCTTGGCCCTTCTTTACCCATACAGGCTGAGCAGCTTTGCCGGTTTTCTTGACCATGGCTAAATCCAATTCTTCTCTACAAGAGGCAGGTGTGTTTTCTGATGCGCTTTAGGCTGACCCAAGGCATACCAAAAGCGAGAACCATCATTAGGTTCCCATTTCTGAGCATCCTCAGTCATGCGGCCATGCGCAGAAAAAATCTTGAACCATTCTTTCGGAAAGCATTTCTGCCAATGAACGGGCTTCTTTCCAAAGAACCGTAAATATTCAGCGATATAAGATTGATCCGCAAAGTTTTCAGGCTTAGCGCCATCCCAACTATGCTTTTCCATAAAATGACGTGGCCGACGGGCAAACTCTTCGTAAATCCCATACCAAGCAGGATTATCGCTATCCCACCACATCAATGTAGAATTATCGACCTGGGGATATTCAGGCACGTCATCAATCATAAAGAAACCGGCTCTACTTTTATATTTCGCCAGTTCTGTAACGTCGCCAGTTAGAATTACGTCTAAATCACAATAAAGAGTCGGCCCGCTCAAAGCGTGGGGCCGAAACATTTCAATCTTAGACCAAAGGCCATGCCAATCATGACGTAGCTCAATTGTAGCCACATCGGGGATCTGAACATTGGTAAAACAGTAAAACCGATAATCAGTATTTAAATGCCGCTCAAAGGATCTTTTCAGCTTATAAACATAATCAACGCCATAGAGCTCGCCTACATTGCTGAGCACACAGGCAACGTTGATCATTTCTGCTCTCGTATGGCTTTTGCTATGTCTTTGCGACGTTGTTCCACATAAATCTTTTGAACAATGTAATTTGTCGTAACCGGCCAATCTTCAACGATTTGCGCCGCACGTTCTCTTTCTTCGTGCCGTATTTGTTCAATTAAGGATTGTAAATAATCCTTAATTCCACAACTTTCCGCTGTCACACTATCCCCGATAAATTCCGTTTTAATGGCTTGCCGGGAACCCACCGCAGCGCCCGTCCACCCACCCCGGCTGCTTGACTTGCAAAGGTCAAACAAAGCGCGTCAGCCAAGTCAGGAGAGCGCATTCCTCGGCGCTTCATCTCAGACTTACCCTCTACTTTAATCTTGCCGTTACTGGTAAAACTATATGTTGGCCCGGTTAGCTCTGCCCGTAAATCATCATCTTTTGGTAGCTTTACAGAACGGGTGTCTAACCAGTCCTTCGTCGCCATCCATAATTCGTCTCTTAATCGCGCCGCCTGCTGATTGAGCGCAGAGGACTCCGATACGTTGACGTCTCTGACGTTATGACCCAGTTCACGAAGACGGTCAGCAACACCACCACCAAGTCCAATAGAGTCAACACAAATCTCTTCAGGCTTATCCAGACTTGCTTCATGAACAATCCTTCCGACTGTTCCCATTAAGTCTTCGCCCGTCCAATGCTTAAAGCCAACGACAACGCTGCCCTGTCGCTTACAGATTACAGTTCTATCGTCACCAAAACGAGCAACGTCCACCCCGTATATCAGGGGTTCCGTGTTGTTAAGAACAACATCCCTCTGCATAGCTCCATCAACAAGCTCAGCAGAAATAAGGACGTCATCATCATGAAGTGCAAACTCACCAAGCACCCGCACCCTATAAGCGTTAGAGCCTTCGCCATAGGTTGCTTTAATTTGACTAATAAAGTCATTTGCCACCAAAGGATTATCTAAACAACTAACGTGCATCGTCTTCCAGTCAGACGACAGACTATGGTGTGTTCTAAAGAATAAACCCGTATTTCTGGTCGGGTTTCCAATCAGGATCGTTGTAGCAGAGTGACCGGACATACTACCCGCCGCAGACTCAAACACGGCTTCGGGGATAGCACTTGCCTCGTCGCAGATTAAAAGCACATGCTCAGAGTGAACACCCGCCAAGGCTTCAGGCCGCTCAGCACTCGATGTCCTAGCAGAGATAAAACTACTCTCAGGCGTTCCTTTTTGAACAATCCTGTCCGAATAAACCTCTATTGCATCCCGCAATGAGGGGGGTAAGCGATTAATCCAGTGCTTCACTTCCGAGAATAAAGCATCAAACAATTGCCCCGCCGTAGGCGCTGTGCATATTGCTTTCTGTGGAAACCTCGTTAGCAAATGCCATATTAACGCCCAAGAGCAAGCTGTAGACTTACCAACACCGTGGCCCGCTCTTACCGAGATTCTTCTCTCGCCAGAAGCAATCGCATTTAAAAAATCTTTTTGCCAAGTAAGAGGCTTAGCCTCCAATACCTGCTCAACAAATAAAACAGGATGATCCCGATATTCTTCTACAAACGCTTCAAACGCAGTCTGTATGCTAGACATTACATTTCATCTGGCTGATGCTGTTGCTGTTGCTGTTGCCCCATACCATTGTAAGCAGCGCCACCGCCTAATAAGCCGACTAGACCGTATTTCTTCATAATATCAACAATGTCATCATTAAAAACAACGTAGTTGCTTGTTCCCTTGCCGCCGCCACGTGATCCCTGATCTAAGTATTTAATTCCAGGAATACCAGAATTTTTGAGTTGATCATGCCCCATCCCGTAAATATCTTTTCCAGTTAAATTAAATCTTTCTTCTGGATCTGTTCTGTTAATAAAATTGCGACTATTTAAAACTTTATTTTTAACAACTTCAGATTGTTGATTAAGTGGCTTATCCCAATCAAGAAAATGTTCAGGGTCAGCATTGATCCGAACTTGATACATTCTACCGCTTGGAACGCTTTCAAAATCCGGCGTAGCAGATAAACCTTTTGCAAATTCAATTCTCGGATCTTTTGCAGATGATGAAACGGGCATTTCTAATGCTCTCATCATTTCATTATCTTTTTCAGCTTGGGCGGTAAAATGCTTAACTGCATCTTCCGGAGTTTTGCCAGTTCTAACGAGATAGTTCATTACCTCGCGCTCATGACCAGGCATATCGTCTACACGGCGACCATCAGCTGAAAGAACATTGCTTGACGAAAGACCGTCTCGATAACCTTTTGCTACATCCTCATTGTCAGAAAAATACAACCCCCGCCCATAAACTTGAGCGCCTTCGCCCGTGCCTATTTTTGACGTGTCAAACCGATCAAAGCTATGCGGCGAACCATGATACGCGGTTATATATCGCTCAGCAGCAGGAGCAGCATGTTCAGCAGCGCTAACCGCCTTATTCGCTACATTTGCGCCCGGCAATAAACCAAGCATAGCCAACGAAGCCTCTCTAGGATTCTTCGCCTCTTGCATACTTAGCAAGCCGCCTAACGGAGTTGCATCAACAACACCAGCGCCGTTTGAACCTAATCCAGTAGAACCAAGTAAACCGCCGACAAAGTTTCTCCGCTCTGGAGAAGCGGGGGCATCGCCCATCAATAAACCAGCAAGCCTATCTCGCCACGTAGGCGTATAAGCGCTTAGTGTGGTTTCTCGTTGATCAGGCATTGCTTTCTATTTTTTTTGGACGCCCAGGACGACGCTGAGAGGCCCCTATAGGGGTGGGTGGTGTATCAGCGGGGGATACACCACCAAAGGCGCTGCTGAGAGTTTCTATGGCTTCTGGAGTCAATTGTGAGGGCTGACCTCGCCTAACATCAGCAGCCTTGCCAAACTTATGCGGAGCGCCAACATCATGCGCCTGTCCACACACACGGCAACGATTGAAATACAGTCTCATTACGAAACCTTAGATTGCTTGCGGCGATACCACGTCGCCTTAGACACGCCAGCAGTTACCCAAGGGCGTGAGACTTGTGAGACTGGTTTTGTCTCAAGGTGAGACTTCAGTAGTCTCAATTCAGTCTCAAGATTAGCGACACGCTGTTTCAATTCAGCTAGGGGATCGTCTTTAAAACGGATCATCTCACCTGCGGTTCGGAAAGATTTTTTATATTTTTTTGTAGAGGGAGGAGGCATGCTACAGCAGCCGCCCCCAGGGGTGGTCACACCATAGGGGGGGGGTCTATGTCGCCTTGTCCCTAATAGCGCCACACACAGTCAACACACACAAACTACACACACAGCGCGTTAAGTCATTGATCTTGTTCATCTGGTATGGGATCAACAAACCGTTGTGGTGTTATGTCTATTACATTCGGGGATGATAATAGCTTAGCCTCACGCGCTTTATTTGCTAACGCCATCAAAGCATCAGCGTGCGCAATGCTTACAGTCTGATTGACCGTAACCTCTTGTTTATCGCCGTAATGCTTAGGCGCAAGCCTTGCTGCCTGCCACTTCAAAGCATCTATAGCAACCCTGGCAACATCGGGCGGGTATGTTCCATCTAATACACTATCAATCAAATCGCTGAGCTTATCGCCATAAGTTAAGCCGCGTTCTTCGCGGGCGAGCGCGTAATTATCAGAGAATGCTTTCTCTTCTCTCAGCCACCTGTAGATTGTATCATGGCTAGGCATGTTTTCCTCTTTGCTTATCGCATTGAGGCTTTCTCCTAGTGATACTCTCTTACATATCTCTTGCGCTAACTCTTCTGAGTATGAGCTAGGTCTACCGCTTTTATTCTTTTCGCGCGCTTCTTTTTCTGGCGATGATTTGTTTTTAGCGGGCTTGTTATCTGTCTGTGACACTATCTGCACTCTTGCCAATTCTTTCGAGTTGCTGGCGTGAAAATAATTTAATGTTTCTGCTTATTTGATATTGACTGCGGGTAATTTACCCACTATATCTATTCTTGTCACTAAGGGTTTTCACCCGCCATTATGGAGACATGACAATGACAAACACAGATTATAACGGTTGGACTAACTACGCCACATGGCGCGTTAATCTTGAAATATTCGACGGCATGGAACCGCGTGAATGGATTCAAGAAGAAAAAGATCCTTATGATCTTTCTCAAATTCTTAAAGAATACGCCGAAGAATTAATTTGCGAAGGCAATGACGGATTCGCCGTTGATTATGCTTTAGCGTTTCTTGCCGATGTTAATTGGTATGAAATAGCCAAACACATGATCAAAGACTACGCTGTGACGGAGGCAGTCTAATGGCTATTGAGACTCTTTACTGCCTAGCCTTCGCGTTAGCAGCTACCCTGCTTTTACAGCCTATCGTCTATTTTTTCATCTAAGGGCCAGCGCCCGCCTCAAAAGGAAACAGACAAATGAAACATTCTGAGCACTTAACCGCAGCGCAAATCAAAAAACAGTGCGAAGAGCTATGGAATAAACCCGGCTTAATAAATAACAATAACGGAAACGTATTCGAAATTTCTGGTAAATATGTAAACGTTAAAACTGGTAAAGTTTACGGCGATTATTTGAGCGCAGAACAAAAGGCACGTCGCAAAGGGTTGTCTATTTATAACAAACCGCTTGCGGCATCTATTCTTGCTCAGGCGGAAATTGTTGGCCAAGACAAAAACGGCAAGCCGCTTTATCGGTTCAACAATCAAGCAGAAGCGCCAACGGTTCAAGAGCCAGCAATCAAACCGGCCCGCAAATCAGCTCAGCGCGTCACACAGCGCAAAATTGACGCGGCGGCGGCTATTCTGGCAAAACTAGACAAAACGCAATGGGCGGCTTTCTTTGCTCGCTTCGGCGTCAAATCTGACATAGCCGAAAAAATAGCGGCTAACGATAATTTAACCGAAGCGGCAAGAGAATTTCTCAAAGCAGCTCTAGCAGCATAAGGAATAGGACAATGACAAAACCATTTAATGCCGATAATTGGGAAGCAACACAGGAACAAATAGACAAAGCCAATGAGGCTTATGCTATTGCTTCCGTCAAATTTTTTGAAGGTGTTGATCCAGAAGATACCGTCAATATAGAGCGCCATAAAAAATGGCTATGTGATAAAATAGGAAATGCTTTCAGCGACGGGCTATCGGCTGGCGAAATAGCAAATTGGGCGCTATCTAAATGACCGCCGACGAATTAAAAGAGGCGCGCAATCAGCTAGGCTTATCGGTCAATGACTTGGCCGATTTGCTTAGCGTTGACGAAAGAACATTAAGAGCGTGGGAACATGGAGAGAGACACGGCAAACCGAATACGGTTCCCGGTTCTGTGTCTCTTGTCATGTATATTTTGATCAACTGTAAGCCCGCTCGAAAACTGATAGGGCTTGAATAAAAAAATGCCCGCTCAAAACGGCGGGCAAATCACGCAGCCGTTACCGGCTATGCCTTTTTCTCTCACATTATCCGGTCAGTGTCAATAGTTTGAAGGTCAGCTATGACATACGCAACCTTTTTATTCGGTCATTGATCCCACATTGACGCCGCTTTGATCATAAAAATAATAACCGCCGTTTCCGTTCGGTTGCGCGTCACCAACATATTGACCTTGCTGCCCGTAAAAATCTGTCCTGCCCGTCATGTTATCGGTCATAGCTGAGCCAGTGTAATTGCCGTTGCTATCATAAAACCGATGCTGTGTCGCAAGCTCTTGCGCTGAGACATAATCGGTCATGATTAGAAATAGACTCATAATCAACACGTTACGCATTTTTGCCCCCTAACAAATTTTAATTTCTGGAAGTTCTTTACCGGGATTATTTTTAAGCCATTTGTTTTCTATTCGTTTCAATGCTTGCTTATAGTTTGACCTAACGCGGGAAACTTTTGTTTTGTATGGTGAAAGTTCGCGCTTGTATTTTTTATATAGTTCATTTTCTGCAACCATAAGATTTGCTTTAGCTTTTTTATATTCTTTTATATAAATATCACGCAAAGCAATTCTTTTTTTTTGATATTCAGACAAAATTGGCTCTGCAATTAATTCTTCATCGGTCATTTTTACCTCGCTTGGTTTATTCGGTCACAATAAGCCTAGTCAATCGGTCAATCTCTCGGTCAATATACCAGCGGGCTTTTTTCAAATCGGTCACAGCATCGCCTTTTTGCCCTGCCCGCCATAGATATTTCATGGCATTGCCAAGGCAAAAATTCATGTGTTCGGTCACAGTTATACACTCAATTCCGCTAGGATGACCGATATAATGTTTCGGCTTATCAACTTCGTCGGTCACTTTTTAATCCGTCTTATAGCGTGTTTTAGTTTTTTTATTTTCTTTCTTAGCTTTTTAAGCTTTTTTAAAACGGGATCTTCGGTCTGATCAGTCATTGAGATATGCCTCAAGCAACAATGCAATAAAGCCGCCAACAACTACGCCAATAAATAAACCATCCCAGTCAATCATTTATTTTTGC